TTACTTCCAGCAGCCGAGAAGCTTGAGCCAATTCTTTGTGCTTGTGTAGCAGCGGCATTAACTGTGAGCTGAGTGCTTGTGGTTATAGCATGGTGAATATCTGCCTGAACTGGAGCAGCTAGGAATAAAAGGAAAAGTAATTTCTTCATGCGTCTTTAGGTGGAGTAGCTTTTGGAGGTTCAGCTCGCACAACTTCAGCTCCATTAATGGTTAAAGGTGTCTGCACTCTAATGATCTGCTCGCCACCTGATGTATTGCTTTTAGCAATCATTGCTTCCATATCTTCTTTACTTATACCGTTTCCATTCTTCTTATCTTTAGCTGTAGCCAAACCAAATGTCGAAAGTGCCCCTGTAAAAACAGATGCAATAAAAGTCGGGTCAAAATTCTGTTTCTGGAATCCTGGCAGGTCAACGTAGGCTAATGTCAAGATAAATCCTGACCACACCACAATTCCTAGTCTTACTGCTACTCCAATGAGTGCGACCTGTTCGTCCTTATCAGGAGTTATATCCTGAAGCTTCCCAATCAATCCTTTCTTCTCTTCTTTTTTTGTTTCAGAGAAGGGTGGGGTTGGTTTGTCTACCATAAGTAAATATAATGCAACTTAACATTAGCGTTAATCTAACAAAAATACATGCACGACATCTTGCCAGCACTAATAGGGGCAGCAGCTACTGCACTTGTGATGGTGATATCTAACGTAAGTAATCGCAGAGAAAAGGATATTCGGGATATCTATTATAGGTTAAACAAGCTGTCAGAAGCGGTTAGCAGGATAGAAGGCAAGATTCAATAACGTGTGCTATGTTTTAAAAAAGGCATGAATTATGTACAAGATACTGAAGCCTATACTTGTAAAATTTTTAAGCACTACCGCTGTAAAGCGTTTGATAATTGATATTTTAAGAGAGACAATTTGCAAGCAAACCTCGAACACATTGGATGATCGTGCAGTTGATGTACTAGAAGAAAAATTATTTCCGAGTCCATTACATCTTCAGTAGGTAAGTCAATGGACAAAAAAAACTTTCTCAACATCGAGATAGAAGAGCCACCATTGGAATTACAACTGTCTGTTGAGATGCGTATTAGAGATGTTTTAAATAGTAATGATTATGATGACGTAAAAAAATACTGCACACATCTAATTAGACATCAGATGAAGCAGGATGTTTTCTTAGCAGGGGTACTATCTAGAGTATTAGAACTAGAAGCAATATTGGCGAAGGTAGATCTTAACGAATTAGCAAAAGTAGATCTTGGAGAAGAGCAAAAAACTATTGACAGAGTAAGAAGTTTCTTTAATATTTAGAAAAAACTACCATGCCAAAAGGAAAAGGAACCTACGGGACAAAGAAGGGAAGACCTCCAAAAAAATAAAGGAAAGGGTTGCGTTTTCAAGCTGGTCGTTCCTCATAGAACGGGGCCGCAGGACTCTCACCTAGTCGTTTGAGGGCCAGACTTCCTTTCCTGTTTGCAATATAACTGCTGCCTAGTTAAAAAGCTATATCGTTGTCTTGGCCTTTGAAAGATGGGCCATTACTTCTAGGCTGGTAATTTTCATCAACGTCAAAAATATTAACCATTACTGCTGATGGGTTTGGCTTGCCACTGAAGTCAGGCAGACCTCCTAAGTTTACCCATCGGTCTATCAGCATAAATTGTTTGCCTTGGTCATTCTCCATAATGACTCCGATGTTTTGCCAGTTGGCTTTGTCGTTGCCATCCCTATCTTTGTATTCTCGTGTTTTCACTGATAGGTTTTTCACTTTTCGTGCCATAAGGAATCTCCTGAAGGATGCGTATACGGACAAAACCACCGAGGTAGTCTGAGTCCATTGTTGAAATCACAGTGTTAAACCGCTTATCATTTATCTTAAGCGCATCTGCTAATCCATCAATACCTGCCTTCATTCTTGCTACTAAGTTGTCACGGTCATAACTTCTTCGATCTGGTGGTATAAACGTCATCTCTAAAACTAATTTCTCAGGGATATTATCAGTCTTAATTTTTTTTAATTGTTCTTTTGAAACACTAAAACATGCATTCCTATATTGTTTTTTTGCCCTTGCTAATTTAGCCCAATGCACTCTTGCGTTAGGACTAAGTTCAGTTGGAGGCCAGCCTAAAACTATTTCAATCATTTAGTTCCTCCAGTTCATTTATATTCTTTTTAAGAATGTCATGTCTAACTATATATTCCATATTTGGTAGATCATTAAACCAATATTGTGTTTCCAATTCTGCAAGCTGCTGTTTGTAATTAGCAAGCTTTAGCATATTCTCTTGGCTCATTTTGTTTTGCTCCAATGTTTAATTAATAACTCTAATTCAGCGATCCGCTGTAAGGCTGCTGCGATTCTTTCTTCTTTTGTCATTAAAACAAAACCCCCTGAGTTGATGGTTCATATGATGCGTCATATTTTTTGTTGTCTCCTTTTGGATATGGTTCTACCTTGTAGGCTAAATCCCTAATCATTTCTTTTCGTTGTCTTTTATTTCCTAAGACATAAAAATACCTATGTTTTCTTGGTCGATCTAAGGTATATAATCTGTCTCCATACATTTTTTTTAGTTTAAGAACTTTATCTTTTGCAACGCCTCTACCTGCATGATCCATTAATGATGCACTATGTAAGTGTTCAAGTCCTTTAACTTTATAATCAAATCTTTTCGCACTTAACCCTGTATAAATCCAATTCGTTGCTTGATATATATATCCATGATGGTTTTGTGATGTGTCTGCATAACTAACAATTACGTTTGGAGAAGGTAGTTTTTTTAATGTTTGTGATACAAAAAAAGATAATACATTTTTCTTAAGTCCTTCATCTACAACTAATCTATTCAATTCAAGAAATGTATCTTGAAACTTACCTGTAAAAGCAGATTTAACTAGCGTATGGGCAACAGGTCTGCCATAGCTACAGATCCCAATCAAGTTATCTTTATAGAGTCCATAAGCATACGAGGTAGACGGTAATCGTTTTGCATAATGTTTTTTTAAAAACCATTCTCGGCACTCAAATGACATTATTTTTCTAACCGTATAAGTATCGGGTATTGTCATTAATTCCTCCTATAGCTATCCCAATCAAAACCAATCATCTTTCCTCCGTTCTCACGCAACCTATCGGTTACACGTTCACCAAGATAATCAGATAATTGTTCTCTTGGAATGTTTGATAATAAGATAGATGGCTTCAGCTTTTCATAGCGTTCGTTAAGCACATCAAATAACATTTGTTTCTCAAACTCTGATCCAAACTGCACTCCAACTTCGTCCAGTATTAATAAATCAGGTGATGCAAAGACATCAACTACTTCGCTTTCTGTTTCGTTCTTTGTATGCCAGCTATCTTTAACTCTCCTGATTAGACGTTGCACGGTGACAAATACTGGTGACCGTTGTTGCTTAATAATTTCCAACGCAATGCCTATTGCCAAATGGGTTTTGCCAGTACCTGGTTTGCCAACAAAGATTGCAGAACGTCCTTCCTTCATAACCTGATCAAAATTTTCTGCATACTCTTTTGAAAAAGCTAATGCCTTCTTTTGACCAGTTGTTCTTGCTATGTAGCTATCCAATGTCCGATCTTTAAATCTCTCAGGAATAGCTGCACCATTTATTTTTGCTTTCCATTTGAGTTGCTCTCGTTCTAACGCTGCTTCCTTTTCTTTCTGAAGAATCTCTTCCTCCTGCTTTTCTTGAAGTATTTCTAGGCACTTAGGACATGCCGTCCAATGTTCCCCAAGAAAGTTTGTTGCGGTATAAGCACCATGTTCAGAACAATTGCGTTCTTCTGTTGGTCTGTCTTTGTCGATTAATTTTTTAAAAGTCATATCTCTTGCACCCCTTCTCCGTAACTAGTCGAAGCAAAAGATTTTTTTTCTTTCGTTACCCAATCACTCTTAAAGCTACGCCATCCTCTTACCTGACACATCGTCAGAGCCTCCTCTAAGCTCACTGAAGCCTTCTTGGCCTCATTAGTAATACCTTTTAACGCAGTCTCAGTTAGAGGGGCTTTCACGTTCCTTCTGTGCTTCAAGAAATCATCCCAAGTTTTTTTAGTAACAGTGCGAGGACGCTTTAGCGTCTTCTTATTTGTTTCTTGTTTCTTGTTTAATGTTTCTTGTTTATTGTTTGGTTGAACCACTGTTGAGCTAGCGTTGGCTCTAGCTAAGGCAGAGGCTCTTCCCGCTCTAGACGCTGCTAGCACTTTACTTTTGTACTTTCCGATCTCTTCATCAGCTCTCGGACTTGTCCATCCTTTGCCAACTTCAAGAGTAAAAAATTCTTCCAAGATAACCTGCACCTCTGGCACATTATCTCTCAAATTAATTTTCCGTGCAACGAGTGTGACATCTTCGCTCAACGGACGTTCATGAAGATAGTAAAGATCCAGCAACCTACGGTATGCCAGATCCTCCATATCGGATAAGTGTTTCGTGTGGCTGATGTAATCGCCAATATTGAAGGAATAAAAATGCATTATTATTCTCCTGTATCAGAAATAAGCCATCTTCGATCATATTGATCTACTAAATATTTTCGTCTTCTTTTCCCATTATCCCAATCATATTTAGGTTTTACTTTGTAGATCTCAAACACAAATTTTGGCGGTGGTGGTACTGGCGGTGAATAATAAAAATCACCTTTCTGTTTTAGATACAGACCATTTCCTAAATCTTTTGTCATGACTCCTCTTTGTCATGTGCCAACTGATCCCGAACATTTTTGCCTGCTTTTTCTGCGTCATCTTGATCCATACCAATTGACTCTTTTAGCCTGGATAATGGCTTCTCTTGTTGATCAGGAGTAGGAGTAATATTTACAGGCTGTTTATTATTTTCAAAGCCAGAAGCTTCTAAGTCTGATTGCATTACTGCATCAACATCAGCACTTGATGGCAAGCGTTTTGAAATTCTTCTGATAACTGTTTTCTTAGCCATCTCATCCCACCAATCTTTCCAAGGCCCGAAGGCTCCTGCTCTTGATGTCTTGCGGACTTTCTCTACCTCATCCACTGACATAACTTCCCGATAAATTGCACCATCTTTTGTTTTTGCTATGCAATAAACCGCAATAGGTGTTCCTCTATCTCCACCAAGAAGTGGCTTATGGATGATTTGTTCGTCATCTCCTAGCTGGTAATCAAACATATCTTTGCTGTATGCAACTTGGGCAGAGATACTTGCTAGTTCACCAGAGTTACGGATCTTTTTAAGGATGCCACCAACCATTGGCATATAGGCAACAGTCTTTCCTCCCTTGCCACCAAAAATTACTGGTGCTGCTTCCCTGCCATCGAGCATTAATCCATCTTGAGCTGCTTTCATGCATGTTCCAAGTAATGTTTTTCTATCTGCCTGCAATAGATCAGGGTTCATTTGAACTGCTGTTAGCGTTGTTCTAATAAATTTGTCTACGCTTATCTGTGGTGGTAATGCTGCCTCGAATTCTGTTGACATCGAGGTCAAAGTTCCACGCATTGATTCCATCGGAGTGATTGAAGAAGAAGTCATTTTTTTTAATTAGATTTAGGACTTGAAAAACGGAACATTCTGTAGCCCTTTCTTGGACTCTGGTATGTACCAACCATTTCTTGAGTAATAAGTTTGCCCTTAGATTCTTTGCTCATGCCGCAGGAAATTGTCCCGTATTTAGAGAAAATTTTTGATGCCTTTTGGCTACGTTCTAGAATCTGTGCCTTAAGGCTATCCTTGGTCTTATTGATTGAATGCAACTCTTTGTTAGTTATGTTGTATTCATCGATTAACCTATCTAAATCGTCATCAGCATTAAGAATCACACCTGCATCTGCTTGGTTATGCAAAGTTTTGATGATGTAATCTGCGTCTATTAAGTAATCAATATCTGGTGGTGTTCCTGCTTTAACTTTCTCCCAAAACGCTGCAACTTTTTTTGTCAGATCTTCACCAATAGCCCTATCTCTTTTTCTAAAAATAATTTTTTGCGTATTGCCACCGACTAATGCAACTAATGCACACCAGCCCATATCTGCTACTTCCATTTGATGTTGGATTTGTAGCTCTATATGTTCTGGTGCTTCAATGTTTCCATTGCCATCATCTTTCCAGTTTTTCCTATAGGCAACTCCATCCACATTCTTAATCTCTAGAATGCCAGCTCCTCCGTACATGGGCATTCCAGCCATACTTTCTGTTTTATTAATTTTGTAATCGAAAGAGCTACCCATTCTGGTTTTTGGGTTACTCATATAAACATCAAACTTGGAGATATTCCAACCCATAGTTTCTGCTGCACCATGAGCTATAGAATCTTCCAGGCGTTTGCCCCATGTCATACGCTCATTTTCTTCGATGCGTACAACGTGCTTTTCTTTTTTCTGGTGGTAAAGCTCAAACTCCGTTTGATAGGGGGATAGGTCATACAGTGCTGATACTTCAGTTGAAGTAATATCAAGCAATCTGTTTTCTAACCAACTTTGTTCGTCAGTTATTGGAATTGATTTTGTTGGCATTGTTTAGGACTCTTTTTGAAATTGGATAAATTCTGAATTTGGAACGACATTTGATTCCCACTTAGCAACAGTTTCGTAGTGGCTGCTCGAATAGCAGAAAGAAGAGGAGTTGGATTTCTCCTCCTCCCATGTTCCAGAGAACTTGCGTTGCTTAGTGTTATCTCTATTGAAAACTTTGCTATCTATCTCAGCCCTGACTTCATTAAGAATGTCGTAAAGCGAGTACTCGTCATTTGTGTAGACGGTAATTGTATGTTTTCTCATTTAGTACTGCTCCCCTTCTTTATGCCTTGTGCATGAATACCGAAGGCCAGCATCTTTTGCAGATTGGATTAGCTCATTCTTTTCTTCTACGGAATAGGCATAGTCTTCCCATTCAGAAGTAAAAACGAACCAGTAGAAATTGGGATTCTTTTCTCTTTCGTATTCCTCTTTGTATTGCTGTTCCAATTCCTTTTGGTGACGAGCAAGGGAAGCTTCATGATAATCAGCCATTATTTGTTCCCCACATAGAGAGTTGAACTAGGGCCGTATTGAGTAATAAGTCTTGGCCAAGTTCTGAAGATCAAAGCCTTATTATCAGCGTCAGCCACTAAAGCAGCTTCAGCTAATTTCTTAGAGAAAGTCCCTCCACGCTGGATAGCCGTCTGAAGGGTGTTGAAAGTTTCTTGCGGAGTCATGTGAATGTTGTAAGTAAAAACTTTTAAGGGATTCAAACCTGCTATTAGTGTTGCATATAAATCAACATAATGCAAGTAAAATTATTTTTGCAGCTCAATACATGCTTTCTCAACTCCAGCCTGACAATCGGCCTTCGTCATATCTGTTAGTGAGCTGTCCATTGCGAAATAAAAAATAGACCCGATGCATAGAAAGAGAAAAAGATTTTTCATGGTGCTGGAATAAGAATGTGTTGTGCGTGTTCGCTACGTCTCTTATCAGGCCAGGTAACTTCGTAGTAATAACAAATGCGATTTCTAGAATTGTATTTTTCTTTGATTTTTGTGATCGTCCCTACGTGAGATTCGATCTTTAAGCAAATTCCTATGCTTCCTCTTTTCTTGTTGACCTGATCGTTGATCTTGTACTTGGGGCTTGGCATTAATAATTCCTGTGAGTTTTTAGGATATCCCAGACAAGCGAAAAGGGGGCGGTTAAACCCCCTCACGGTTATGCAAGCTTTTTAGCTGCAACTCGTACGCTTGTTGTTTTTTTGGTAGTTTCGCAAAGCTCTGCATATTTGCCGAGTGCTAGACGTACCTTTTTGCTATCTAGTGTTGTGCGTTCTTGTTTTACTACGATTGCAGAAAACATTGAACCTTCTCTAGCTAACAATCCTGACTTCTTAAGTCTGGTTTTGATGTCATCAGCTTTTTTGCTTAGGTCTGACATCTGAGCAAGAATGTGACCGAGGTCATCGATTTCTTGTGGTGTAACTGTTGGTCTTGCCATCTTTAGAAAATGGTTGCAACTACAGCAGTGAATCCTAGAAGGATTAATGCGGCATTCAATTTCTCGGTAAGAGTCTGAATTTTGTCCGCTTGGTCATCAATCAGTGGAAGAGCCTCGGCAAGTATTTCAGCTTTGGTGTTCTTAACTGTGATTGAGGTCATGGATAACTCCGTGATAAAAGAATGAACTTTCGTCCATACCATTAAGTGTTGCATATATATCAACAGATGTCAACTAATCCATCAAAGAAACCTCTTATGTTTACTTATTGTTGCATTTATGGCATCATGCAGGTATGGAACAAACTTCTAAAACAACTCCTGTTCAGATACTCATCAAAGAATTCGGTGGGGTCCGAGCATTGGCGAGGGCGGTAAATCGGGATGCAGCATCAGTGAGTCGCTGGAAAAATGGTCATGGCCTGGTTCCCACCAATATGCAGAAGAAAGTTTTAGAAACAGCATGGGACAATAATATTAATATCTCAGCTCACGAATTAATCTTTGGTAGAGATGATCCTTGAAAACTATTATTCTCTAAGATATTCTTTTAGTAATTTACTATTTCTAAATGACCGCAATTACTCAATTAACACGAGAATATGTTGCGGTTAATGATCAGGGTTACCGTATAGGGTCTAGCCATCATAATTCTAAAATCGCTGATCAGACTATTGAGGCTATCAGAGATTTAAGAGAAGAAGGTTTAGGTTACGGCACTCTTAGTATTATTTTTTCCTTACCAAGGGGGACAATTGCAAAAATTGCGAAATACCAAATCAGGGGGCAAACTCCAGACCGTTGGAAAACAATCTACAAAAATAGGACGACCTATATCTAAGCCTGATCCTGTAATAGTTGAGCAGGTTTTAGAACACGTTGCTCATGGTGGCACTCTTCGTGCTTTTTGCAGGCAAAAGGGCATGCCTTCTTATCGGACTTTATATCGCTGGTTAGATAAGGATGAAGAGTTCTTGTCACGCTTCACGTATGTAAGCAGGTTTTTAGGAGCGAGAGCTATTGCAGAGGAAGCTCTTGCCCTTGTAGATACTCCTCCTCCTATCATCGGTGAGGGCGACAATGCCAGGATGGATAATGCTCATGTGAATTGGATGAGATCAAGATCTGATTTGAGGTTGAAGTTATTAAGCAAATGGTTTCCGCAGGAATATGGCGATAAGGTCGGGATCGATGCGAAGGGAGATATTAACCTGACTATCTCGACAGGTGTTCCGCAAACGTGATTCAACTCAGCTATAAACCGAGGCTATGGCAGCGTGAATGCCATTTAAAGAAGCAAAGGTTTAGTGTTTACGCTTTGCATAGGCGATCTGGGAAGACTGAATTAGCAATAATGGAATTAATAGATAAGGCGATGAAGACAGAGGAAGAGTTAGGCATGTTTATCTATGTCTGCCCTTTTTTGAGACAGGCAAAGGCCGTGGCATGGGGCAGATTGAAGGACAAGATCGAACCACTAAGAAGATCCTCGCTCATTGATATAAACGAAGGCGAATTGAGTGTGAAGTTCAAGCACAATGGGGCAATCATTCGCTTATTTGGGGGCGATAACGCAGATGCGCTCCGAGGTTTAAGATTGGACGGGGCAGTTTTAGATGAGGTGTCGCAAATAAAGGTGGAGCTTTGGAATGACGTAATCCAGCCAGCACTTAGTGACAGACTTGGTTGGGCGATTTTCATAGGTACTCCGAGTGGTATTAATTTATTTAGTGAGCTGTATTACAAAGCACTAGAGGAAGACGGATGGACAGCAGCTAGATATACCGTTTACGACACACAATCGATATTTCCCAAAGAGGTTGAACGTCTCAAGCGAGACATGAGTGAGACCAGTTTCGCCCGTGAGTATTTATGTGACTTCTCAGCGCAAGGGGATGACCAGCTCCTGTCTTTAGCAGACTGTGAAGATGCAGCTAAACGTGTATATCAAAAGGCAGATATAAGCCTTTCACCACTGATATTGGGAATCGATCCAGCCCGCTTTGGAGATGACAGATCTGTTGTGTTCAGGAGGCAAGGCAGGCAAGGGTTCAAGCCTGTGGTCTATCGAGGGATCGATAATATGGAATTGGCATCCAGAGTGGCAAACCTGATAGAGGAACATAATCCAGATGCTGTATTCTGTGACGCTGGTGCAGGGTCGGGAGTGATCGACAGGCTTAGGCAATTGGGCTACGACATCATCGAGATACCATTTGGAGGGAAGGCAACCAAGCCAGAGCTATTTACCAACCGTAGAACTGAGATGTGGTGGTTAATGAAGCAATGGATAGAAGAAGGTGGCGCAATACCAAACGACACCGCACTCAAGCAAGAACTAGCAACACCGATCTATTGGTATGACAATGTTGGTAGGCGAGTATTGGAAAGCAAAGACCAGATCAAGAAGAGATTACAGGGAGCAGGATCACCAGACTTAGCTGACGCATTGGCACTAACCTTTGCCCTACCAGTAGCCAAGAAAGAGATGGAGGACATCTACATCAAAAGACGTAGGGAAGCTACCCAAAAGGAGGAATATGACCCATACACAAGAGTCTAATTTCGTTCGTATAGCAGAAGGGCTAGATGTAGAGCCATTGCTTGAATTGTTAGAGGCTAAACCTGAGTTGTGGAAAGAGATAGAGGCAAGGCAGAAGTTTACTAACTCACCACATAAAGATACTGAGTCGATATATGTTAGAGGCCCACTAAAGCTAAGTGCTTATTACGTCTTATGGGATACAGGATCTTATGATTATCCCTGCATGGAATATTTAAAGCCTGCATTAGTACCGTTGATGCGACCCATATTAGAGCAATTAGAAGTTAAAGATATGGGCAGAGTTCTTATCGTTAATTTAAAACCTAGCGGTCATGTTATTAAACATAATGACCAAGGAACGTACGCAGATCACTACTCAAGATTCCATTTAGTGTTGCGAAGTAATCAATGGTGCAGCCAAACTTGCGGAGATCAGAAGCAGAAGTTTGAAGCAGGCGAGGTCTGGTGGTTTAACCATAAGAAGCTCCACACGGCAGACAATGTTGGCATGACTGACAGAGTGCATCTAATATTTGATTGCGTAACTAAATATCCTTTATGCCCAGTGTGACCGTAACACCAAGCAGTGCATGTACTGTTGATAAAAATGGAGTAACTAAAACCGACATCAGGCTTGCCACTGTTGATGAGATGCTAGCCGAGGCCCAAACATTGTTTGATGAGCATTACGAAGAGATTGCTCGTAACAAACAAGTGATGGTGCTGAAGCCAGACGAAGAGACGTACCGTAAAGCTGAAGAGATGGGTACGATCTTCATTCTTTCAGCTAGGCAGAATGATGTTCTGATAGGTTATTCTGTTAACTTTGTATCTAATCATTTGCATTATGCTGACTTGAAACTAGCCCAAAATGATTTGTTATTTATTAGCAAAGAACATCGGGGTGGAAGAGTCGGGTTACGCTTGATTAAAGATACAGAAAACCATGCAAAATCCCTTGGGTGCGAACTCATGTTGTGGCATTGCAAACCAAACACTCCATTAAATGAGATCTTGCCAAGATTGAAATATGGAGTACAAGATGTTATTTATTCCAAGGAGATTTAAACATGGCAGTCACTTCAGCGATAGCAGCAGTAGCTAGCGTAGGGTATTCAATATATGCTGGTCAGAAGCAACAGCAACAGCAGAAGAAAGCTCTGAAGATGCAAGAGGAAGCCAATCAGGATGCAAGGGAAACAGCCAAGAAGGAGGCTGACCGTGCTGACGTAGAAATGAATAGGGCTAATAGGAAGAAGGCAGATGTTGCAGCAATACAATCGAAAGAGGATCAATCGGCATTATCAGGGCCAGCAGGAACAATGCTAACTGGAGTTCAGGGAGTAGATCCAAACAAGTTGAAACTTGGTGGTAACACCTTATTAGGCGGTTAAACAATGAAAACAAAACGTGCTGACCTGTTATCAAGATGGGGTCACCTAAGAACCGAGAGGGCTACATGGTGGTCGCATTGGCAAGAAGTGACGACTTACTTGCTTCCAAGGAATGGACGTTATTTTGAGCAGGATAGAAATAAGGGAACTAGAAGGCATAACTCGATTTATGACAACACTGGTACAAGAGCCTTAAGGACACTTGGTGCTGGCATGATGGCTGGTGCTACATCTCCTGCAAGACCTTGGTTTAGACTAGGTACGGCTGATCCAGACTTAAATAGATACGCTCCTGTCAAGTTGTGGCTGAATGATGTCACAGAGCGGATGCAATTGGTGTTTCAGAAGTCCAATACATATAGAACATTGCATGGAGTGTATGAAGAACTAGGAGCATTTGGTACCGCTGGATCTATTATCTTGCCTGATCCCAAGACAGCTATTCACCATTACCCTGTAACTGTTGGAGAGTATGCAATTGCGACAGATTATCAGGGCAGAGTAAATACTATATATAGAGAATTTCAGAAAACAGTCGGGGAGGTAGTAAGAGAGTTTGGATATAAGAAGTGTTCAACGTCCGTTAAGAATCTGTTTGACAGAGGGAACCTTGATGCATGGATTACGTTGGTACATGCAATAGAACCTCGTGATGATAGGGAGCGTGATTTCAAGAAGAAGGACAATATGAACATGGCGTATAAGTCTTGTTATTTTGAATTAGGTGGAGATGGCGAGCAAGTACTAAGAGAAGGTGGCTATAAAGATTTCCCTGCTGTTGTACCTAGATGGGGTGTCTCTGGTGGTGATGTTTATGGCAATTCGCCAGGCATGGAAGCATTAGGTGATATCAAACAATTGCAGCATGAGCAACTACGCAAAGCCCAAGGCATTGATTATCAGACGAAGCCACCATTGCAAGTGCCTAGCTACATGAAGAATCGGGATGTAGATAGTCTCCCTGGTGGAATCACGTTCGTTGATGGTCAGCAAGGCAAGATTGAGACTGCATTCAATGTGAATCTGAACCTTCAGCACTTGTTAATGGACATACAGGACGTAAGACAAAGGATTAATGGTTCGTTTTATGCTGATTTATTCTTGATGCTGGCTAATGCTACTGATACACGGATGACCGCAACCGAAGTAGCAGAGCGTCATGAGGAGAAGTTGTTAATGCTGGGGCCAGTATTAGAGCGATTACATAATGAATTGCTAGATCCATTGATAGATAATACGTTTAACAGAATGATTGAGTCTGGTTTGGTACCACCTGCTCCAGAAGAGCTTCAAGGGATGGAATTAAGCGTTGAATTTGTATCTATGTTGGCACAAGCACAACGTGCTATTGGAACAAATAGTGTTGATAGGTATGTAAATAACATGGGCATGGTTGCTCAGATGAAACCTGATGTCCTTGACAAGTTTGATTCTGATGCATGGGCTGATGGATACGCAGATATGTTGGGTGTAGATCCTAAGTTGATCGTTGCAGGCGAAAGAGTAGCGAAGATCCGTCAAGCAAGAGCAGAACAACAACAGGCTATGGCACAGCAAGAACAAGCAAATCAAGCTGCCGAGAATATGTCGAAATTAGGCAAGGTTGATGCAGGCAACGCTATGGATATGATGAACCAATTTAGTGGTTATAACTCACCATCACCACTAGAGGTTTAACTATGTCCATCAGGTTTAGAGAGTTGCTTTGGTATTCTCTCGAAGATCCACATGGTGTGACCGTAATACCGTTCTTACTAGATATATTGGGTCATGAGTGATTACAATCCACTCGACTTAAAGGCGCAACAGAAATCCAAAGACTCTAAAAAGTCAGCGGAAAGAATTGATCGCCAAAATGAAGAGTCGGACATTAAATGGCTCATGAGCAGCAAGAGGGGTCGCAGATTTATCTGGAGACTTCTGGAGCAAGCGGGCGTTTTCCGATCATCGTTCAACCCTAACGCTATGACAATGTCATTTAGCGAAGGTAGCAGGAACTATGGTTTGGTGATTCTCAACTTGATCCACACTCTCTGCCCTGAGTTGTATCCGACAATGCTTAAGGAACAAAAAAATGTCAGAAACGCTGATGACGGAAGCCAACCAAACAAATGAAGGCGACACGCAGCAACAAGTAGACGCAACAACTGAGCAATCAACTGGAGCGACTACTGAAACCGAGCAGCAAGCTGAATCTGTAAAGGATCAACAAGATTCGGATGAATCCTCTGTTGAAAGTGAAACTAGCGAATCAGAGACACCAGAAGGTGCGCCTGATAAATACGAGTTCAACGCAAAGGTGGCTGACGCACCGCAAGAACTCGACCCCGAAGTCTTAACTGCATTCGGTGAAGTCGCTAAGGATCTTGACCTGCCACAGGACGCTGCACAAAAAGTATTAGACAAGGTTGCACCTGTCATTCAGGCCAGACAAGCAAAAGAGGTTGAGCAAGCAAAAACAAATTGGGCAAACGACTCACAATCAGATGAAGAATTTGGTGGTGAGAAGTTGAACGCCAATTTAGAAACTGCCAAATCAGCCCTTAATGCGTTTGGAACTGATGCTTTGAAGTCGCTGCTGCAAGAATCTGGCTTGGGAAATCATCCCGAAGTAATTCGGTTTATGTACCGAGCAGGTAAGGCAATTAGTGAAGACAGTTATGTTGGTAATTCTCAAGGTGCGAACGCTAAAAGCGGTGTACCAAAAGACTTTAACGGCATAGCCAACGCACTATATTCTGATCAGCAAACTAAGTAAGGAGTTATTAAATGGCTACCCTCTCAACCTCGAATTTAACGCTAGCGGACTGGGCAAAAAGATCTGATCCAGACGGTAGAGTTCCAATCGTTGCAGAACTGTTATCACAGTCCAACGAAATTTTAGATGACTGCGTTTTTAAGGAAGGTAATTTACCTACTGGTGAACGTGTAGTTATCAGAACTGGTTTACCAGGCGTTTATTGGAGAGCGTTAAACCAAGGTATTCCTTCAACCAAGTCAACAACAGCACAGATTGATGAGGCTTGTGGAATCCTAGAAGCACGTTCAGAAGTAGACAAAGACTTAGCAATGTTGAATGGCAACACTGCACAGTTCCGTCTATCTGAGGACACTGCTTTCTTGGAAGCAATGAACCAAACTCAAGCTGAGACTTTGTTCTATGGAAACCCTGGAACAGATCCTAAGAAGTTTTTAGGTTTAGCACCAAGATATAGCAGCTTATCTGCTGATAACGCTGTAAACATCCTTAATGCAGGTGGTTCAGGTTCTGACAACGCTTCTGTTTATCTAGTTGTCTGGGGTGATAACACTGTTTATTGTCCTTTCCCTAAAGGATCTAAGGCAGGCTTAACCCACGAAGATCTAGGCGAGCAAACTGTCTACAACAGCGATGGCACAAGGCTTCAAGCTTTTGCTACTCGTTACCAGTGGAAGAACGGTTTGGTTGTTAAAGACTGGAGATACGTTGTTCGTATTTGCAACATCGATGTTTCTGACCTATTAGGCCAATCAAGTACACAGGCATCTACTGCTTCAACAGCTCTTATCAAGCTAATGGCTAGAGCGTTGTACAGAATTCCTAATATGGCAATGGGTAGGGCAGCGTTCTACATGAACAGAACAGTTCATTCAGGAATGGCTATCTCTGCACTAGATAAATCACAATCTGTCTTGTCAATACAAGAGGGTTTATCTCAGTTCGGATCAGCACAAAGCTACTTATCATTCTTAGGAGTTCCTCTAAGAAGAGTAGATGCGCTACTTAATACCGAATCAGCGGTTGCTTAATTTATTCATCATCAAAGGAGCTTTAAAATGATTACGGACAAACTGCTCAGAGTGAGCGAAGACCAAGCACTTACTACAACTGCATTTTCTACTAACACTATTGATTTAGGAGTTGCTAGAGATGTTGGTGAAGGTACTGCTTTGTATATGAACTTTGCTGTTACCACTGCATTAGCAAATGGTACGAGCGTACAGTTCGAGGTTGTTTCTAGTGCGAACGCTAACTTATCTAGTCCTACTGTTATAGGAAGCAGCAATGCAGTCCTTACAGCAGCACTTACCGCTGGTAAGAACGTAGTGGTACGCATTAATCCTGATATTGCTGGCAAGGGCCAAAGATATCTAGGTGCTAGATACACAATTGCAGGTACGTTCAACGCAGGTAAAGTTACTGCTGACGTAGTAGAAACTATCGGTGATGGACAGAAGTACTACGCTTCTGGCTTTACCGTAACTTAATAACGAATAACAAATGCCTATTTACAAAGCGAAAATCAAGTGTTTTGTGGGTGAGTCCCTACGAGAGGCAGATGAAGAGTTTGAGTACAACGGAAAGTTCTGCCAACATCTTGAATTAATCAGTGGGCCTAAGCCTCAGTCAACGACTGAACCTGTTGATTATGATTCAATGACTAAGCCAGAGCTGGAAGAGTATGGTCGTTCTATTGGCGTTGAGCTAAAGAAACGACAAAATAGAGAAACTCTCATTAGCCAACTTGAAGCAGCAAATAAGTAGGCATTTGTTTTCTTATTTTCTTACTGGGGGCTAGTAGTAATACTGCTAACCTCCTCTTTTTTTAGGAGATGTTATGGCAACAGAAGTAGACATTTGTAATCTTGCCCTAGCGCACTTGGGTGATGATGCAACAATAGCTTCCTTGTCCCCACCAGAAGGATCAGCACAAGCGGAGAAGTCTGCACGTTTCTATCCAATAGCAAGGAATACTTTGCTTGAATTGCATTCATGGGGCTTTGCATCGAGGAGAGGAAACTTAGCACTTACAACTAATACTCTTGAGCAATGGGATTATGCATATGTAGCCCCTAGCGACATGATGTCTGCTGTGGCGGTAATATCTCCAAGTTCTGAAAACGATTACGCTACAAGAATGGCTGCGGGTGATACGCCTGGTAATTTGACAGCTAATTATGCGCCAACAATCGTAGCGGGACAATATACTCCACAACAATTTGCACTAGAAGGATCGTTGATATATACGAATCAAGAGAATGCAATGTTGAGATATCAAGCATATATAACTGACCCATCTGTATTTTCACCCTTATTTGTTATTACCTTGTCTTGGCATTTAGCATCGATGATGGCAGGGCCAGTAATTAAGGGAGATCAGGGAGCGGCAGAAGCGAAACGATGCACACAGATGATGTCAAATTACTTGGTACAGGCAAAACAATCAGACAACCTGCAAAGAGATATCACTGTAGAGCATATTGTTCCTTGGACTTCTGGGAGATAAGTAATGCCAACTACACGCACATTTAAACAAGCATTTTCTGGAGGAGAAGTATCACCAGAAATGTTTGGTCGTATTGCTGATAACAAATTCCAGCAAGGTGCGGCAACGATGCTTAATTTCATTGCGAAGCCACAAGGGCCAGCACAGAACAGACCTGGCTTTGCATATGTAAACGCAGTTAAAAACAGTGCTAAAGCTACAAGGCTATTATCTTTTACGTTCAATACAGTCCAGACAATGGTCATCGAGATGGGTGACCAATATTTTAGATTTCATACGCAGGGTCAGACGTTACTTTATAGCGATGGATCAGCATGGAATAGCGGTACTAACTACACAGTTGGAGATATAGCAAAGCATAGCGGTACAAATTATTACGCAAAAACAGCACATTCAAATAGCCAGCCACCAAATGGAACTAATTGGTATGCAATGCCAGCGAATTACATATACGAAGTACCTCATCCATATTTAGAAGCAGAATTATTTGATGTGCATTATGTGCAATCTGCTGACGTTATGACGTTGGTACATCCAAGCCATGCACCTAGAGAATTAAGAAGGCTTGGAGCTACAAAATGGGAATTAAAAGTAATTGATTTTGGTACTCCTTTAGCTGCTCCTACAGGTGTATCAGTTAGTGCTTATATACCTTCATCGAGTTCTACAAATGCTGATACTTACCAAGACCACAATTATGTTGTAACTGCTGTTAAGGCAAGTCTGGTAGACGAAAGCAATCAGTCAAGTACAGCGACTGTTAGCAATAATATATTTGTTACTGGAGCGAAGAATACCATTTCATGGAACGCAGTTTCTGGTGCTGCCAGATACAGAATATATAAAGATCAAGGTGGAATATTTGGTTACATAGGAGAAACAACGACCACTTCAATCATTGATGACAATATTGGGCCAGATTTTTCTCAAACGCCACCAATTCATGAAAATGATTTTATTGGCAGTAATAATTATCCAGGTGCTGTTTCTTATTTTGAGCAACGTAGAGTTTTTGCAGGTACAAATAATGCACCACAAAACATGTGGATGACTAAGTCTGGTACTGAAAGCAATATGTCATTTGGATTACCTATAAGAGATGATGACAGGATTGAGTTTAGGGTTGCTGCTCGTGAAGCAAATACGATTCGGCATATTGTTCCGTTGACTCAATTGCTCTTGCTTACAGGATCAGCCGAGTGGCGAGTAACTTCTGTTAATAGTGACGCTATAACTCCAACATCTATATCGGTAAAACCACAGTCCTATGTAGGTGCTGATAATTCACAGCCAGTCATTGTAAATAATAGCTTGGTATATGCTGCCGCTCGTGGTGGTCACATTAGAGAACTCGGTTATAACTGGCAGGCTAATGGTTTTGTAACAGGTGATTTATCGCTTCGTGCGCCACATCTATTTGATAATTACACGATCAAAGATATGGCATTATCAAAAGCACCAATACCTATTGTCTGGGCAGTAAGTAGTAACGGTAAATTATTAGGTCTTACATATGTACCAGAACAAGCACTAGGCGCATGGCATCAACATGATACGGATGGCACATTTGAGAGCGTAGCCTGTGTTTCTGAGGGAAATGATGACGTTACCTATTGCGTTATAAAAAGAACTGTTGATGGTGACGTTGTTAGATATATAGAGCGTATGGGTACAAGGTTATTTGCAACCCAACGGGATAATTTCTTTGTTGATTCAGGCGCAACATATAACGGAACAAATACAAATGGAAGTCAGACGGTTACCATTTCTGGAGGCACGAATTACACAAAAGGAGAAAACCTCACAGTCACTGCTAATTACAATTTATTTAATGCGCCTCCTAGTGTTGCTGATAAGGATGATGCAATTGTTTTGGTAGATGGGACTGATCTCTATCGTCTTACGATTCTTTCTACATCAAGTCAAACGGTAGCAACTGCAAAAATAGATAAAGATCTACCAGTTAGTTTGCGTAATACAGGAATAACAACTTATGAGGTTGCAAGAAATGTGATATCAGGTATCTCTTGGTTAGAAGGAAAAACAGTCAATATCTTGGCTGATGGTGCTGTACATCCACAGAAAACAGTATCTAGCGGTGCTGTTACTTTAGATCGTGCAGCTAGTGTTGTGCATGTAGGTTTGCCTTACAACAGCGACTTAAATACTTTGCCTATGGCATTACAGATAGAAGCTATGGGGCAAGGTCGAGTAAAGAATTTGAACCATGTTTGGTTAAGAGTTTTAGAAAGTTCTGGTATTTTTGCTGGCCCTAGTGCAGATCAATTAGTAGAGGCAAAACAACGTACGACAGAACCATATGGATCACCACCGAGTTTAAAAACACAAGATATAAAGATTATGCTTACACCCCAATGGCAAGATAATGGTCAACTATTTGTACGCCAAACAGACCCATTACCATTAACAGTTGTAGCCTTAACTTTAGAAGTAGCGATGGGTGGATAGTGTGACCGTAAACAGATACCATGTAGGTATATTAGGTAAATTGAGGAGGTGTTGAGCTTATGGCAACAAGCGGTGGTTATGGTTGGGGTGGCCTAAGCAAGTTAGGCAAAGCATCAGTAATCTCAGGCATTGGTGGTGCGCTCCAAGGTGGTGTTGCTGCATACTTTGGTGCAAAAACTGAAAAATATAAGACGCAAAGTCTGGCTCTAAGTATCCAGCATAAAAAAGATATGACGCTTTTTAATAAGCGTATGAAAGAGCAGCAGGTATGGCAGATAGGTAGGGCATACAATCAGCGACTTCAAATACTGGGACTAAAGCAAGGTCAGGCAGAAGGAACAGCAAGAGCAACGACTGCTGCTAGAGGAATAACGTTAGGAGTGGGAAGTACTAAAAATGCATTTGTTAGTGCAAAAGTATTAGGTGAGATAGATAGACTTACGATGAACTCTAATAAAGTAAGAGCAATGGAAAATAAAAAATTAGAGGCTGTAAATTTAGGTATATCGGCAACCATGCTTGGTGTTTCCGAAAGCAATATGTTTGCTACTGCATCATCGATTAGCCCGTGGCTGAATATGAGTAGTAGCTTATTAACAGGTGCAGGCAGTGTTCTTTCTAGCCTCCCTGAAGGAATGTTGAGGAAAGGGTAATGGCAAGAGTTCCTTTACAAACAGTACCTGGAGTCGAGCTAGAAACAGGCTCTGAAGTTCAATTTGGTGCTACAAGTGTAGATCCACAAAAAGATGTAGTAACTGATGACATAGCACGATCAGGCAAAGCTATGCAGCAGTTTGGTGAAGTCCTAAATAAGTTAGATGACGAGATAAATGATGCTGAAGCTACAGAACTTTCTAATGATTATCACGCCAAAGTAACTGACATTAAAAATAGATACGGCACTTTAAAAGGCGTTAATGCTGTAGGGATGGTAGAAGTTGATGGTGAAAAGATTCCAGTATTCGAGCAATACCAGAAGGAAATGGAAAAGGCACTCGCTGACAATCAAGCGAAAGCAAGTAACGGAACTGTTAAATATATATTTGAGAAGAAAGCATCAGTTTATACGAAGTCTGGTCTAAATGATATGACCGCACATTCGATAAAAGAACAACGAAGTTATAGAGAAACTGGAATAAAATCAAGTATCGAGCTTAGTAAAAGTGCTGCTAAAGAATCCTATGCAAGTTGGCAGAATCCAGATGGTGATTTTATAAAATTCTATGCAAAAGGTATTTCAGATATAACAGAACTCGCAACATTAAACGGTTGGGATACAACAATTCTTGAAGATGGGACTTATGTAAGTAAACAATTCGAGGAGAAAATAAAGGAATATAATATGGAGGTACTGAAAGCAGTAGCAGATAGTCTTGGTAAATCTAACGATGGGCAAGCCGAGAAATTTTTAGATTGGCTTAATCCTGAAAAACAAAATGAACAAGTTAATGAAATCAAAAAGAAAATCGTTGCAAAACACAAAGAGCATAAGCTTGGTGTATGTGTAGATAACACATTATCTAATAACGGTAATCAAAATGATGGTGATTTCTTAAGTCAAGCAGATACATTATCATGTCTAAGTAGTAATAATTCCCATGATAATAATATTGGAGGTAATGTTACTGGTGGTTTGAATTCAAATGAAGTTGATATTGTAAATAAGACAGACACTGAAAAGCTAGAAACATTAAACGCAATTAGAAATACATCAAAATTTTACTCACCCGAATCTAGTTTAAACGGGACTTTACTAGCACAGCACCAACCGACTCATCTATTTGCTATACAGAGATTAGGTGTTAAAAAGGCTGACTCGTTATATACAAAAGCAAAATCAAGTATAGAAATTGATAAAGAAAGATTTAAAGTTGATCCAGAATATGCCAATGAAATTAATGGAAAGATAATTACTAATTACAACAAATTAATCCTTGAAGCGGCTGAAGCAAAATACGGCAATAAAGACAGATTAAAAATTGAAGAACAAATTGCAGAACTTGAAAAAGCACCAAATCTTTATAGACCAGGTCTTTCTACTGGCCCACCTAGTCAAAGCGATATTATAAATATGAATATGGATTTAGCCAAGAACCAAAAGTTAAGTGAGCTGAGAAAAGAATTAGACAAAGTAGAAGAAGGTGACCCTAAATATGTAGAGAAGATTGCTAACGATTTAGAGATCATTACAAACGGTATTGATTATAATTTCAATCCTGAAGAGCCAGGAATTAAAGTAGATCCTATAACAGGTTTACAACCACTAGACGTATTAAAAGCAAAATTAAAAGCTACAATTACAGATCCCAAGGAATTAGAAACTGCAATCAAAGACTTGGAGATTAAATATAATAAAGTAAAGACTGAAAAAGAAACAGTTTATAATGATGCACTTGTAAAGGCACAAGAGATAGCATTCGCTGAAGAAGGTGGATGGAAAAACTTAGCAGCTCAGAATATTAATATTGATGATTTTACAGAAGCAGATCAAGAGATATTGAGAAACGGCCCACCAGAAGAAACGGATGTGGACACAGAAGTCGAATTAATAAATAACCCTGCCGAAGTAAGAGATAATCTGAACGCATATAGACCTAAATTATCACGAACAGGTTTCTTAGAGTTAAGCAATCACGCAAAAGAATTAAAATCTGAAAGCAAATATGTAGAAGCAACAGGTAATACCACCTTGTTAAACGCTACTTTAACTAAAAATAATATGGGACATTTATGGCAATCAAAAAATAAAAAGGATAAGAAGCAATATGTTCTTATAAATAGCGCATGGATAGCAGAAATTAATGCACGACAAATAACAAAGGGAAATGTAAAACTAACTTATGGCGAGAAGCTTGCCGCTCTTAATTTCGTGCTAATGGATAAAGTTAATGTCGATACAGGTTGGTGGGACAAGAAAAATGTAAATGTACATCTTGTTGATACAGATAAACTTGAAGATGTGTATGTTGATATTCCTTATAACGGTAAAAACGAAAGAGTATTTATAAGCAAGATTGATCCAGATGTGCTTATCTTAATCAAGGACTCTTTACGAAGGGCAGGTAAAACTGTTTCGCAAGAGAACATAGCTAATTATTATTTACAAAGAGGTAGGCCTAAAGACACAGCCGCAGCATATGCATATAAGGAGGAGCAGTAATGTCTGACAATCCATTTGATACTTTAAACGAACTAGCACCAAGCCAAAATTATGGAGAAAGAAATCCATTTGACGATATACATGCACAAGAAGTCAAAGAAAGCGAAAGACAATTAAAACTAATATTAAATAGTGTTTCTAAGCTTGATCCAGACAGAACAGGTGAAGCACAGAAGCTAGCGGAGAGATTGAATCTACCTCCTGGTATTGCTTTAGATAGTGATGAAACCTTAAACCTATTGCGGGACAGAAATAAGGAACAAGATATATATGCATTAGATCTGGCGGCTACAAACCCAATATTGATGAGGCATTTAACTGATCCTAATTTTGCAGCAATAGCACAAGATAATGTAGAACAATTAGGTCTTATAGAAGGAACATTTACTGGTGTAAAAAACTTCCCTGAGAACGCTTCACAAGGTTGGGAGAAAGGAAGACTAGAGGCAGAACTTGGTCAGCTCGGTTTTACAAAAGGACTGAATGCACAAACAGGGCAGTCTAATGAACAAGTAGATGCACGAATCGCAGAAATAAATGTGAGGCTCGAAGAGCTGGAAGGTGATGGCTCTGGAATGTGGGAGAACTCCGCATCAATTGTTGGTCAATGGTCGAAGACTCTGACAGAAGGTGTGAAATATGGAACTGCTGGTGCTGCTACAGGTGGAACATTAGGATTATTAGGTGGCCCGTTTGCCCCTATCACAGTTAAAGGTGGAGCTATTATTGGCTTCTCATGGGGAATGGCAACTGGGACTGCGAAAGAAGCATTCCGTATAGAAGCTGGGCATCAATATAATTCGTTAATAGAAATGGGTATATCACATGAGACAGCAAGAAATGTTGGTTTAGCGGTTGGCCTTGTCAATGGTGCTTTGGAATTTACAGGTGTAGGTTTTGTAGCCTCACCGTTAAAAACCGCATTAATTAGAAGCCTAACGAAAGAAGTAACAGAAGCATTAGTAAGACCTACGTTAGCAGGAGTACTACGACAGACAGGCAGGACTTTTGTCAGGAATATTGCAACAGAGGTAATCACTGAAGAAGCACAAGAATTAGTTAATATTGCGGGTGAAGAGTTTGCACAATATTTTGAGAAAGATGAATTTGAGTTCCTAATTCAATCTGAGGAAGGTAGACAACAAATTCAGCAAAGACTAATAGCTGTATTAGAAAAAGTTGGTACTGGCATGATCCCTATCGCTGGGTTAAGTGTTGTTCCTACATATATGAGTGGAAGAGCAAATGTACAAACTGCAACGAAGGAAACTGCATTTATAGATTCATTAACCAAACTAGCTACTACAGATAAAACAAAATTAAGGAACTCTTCTGCCTTCCAAAATTATATTCAAAACGTAGCTGATGGTAATGATGTTCCTAACATTTTTGTAGATGCAGAAGTATTCAATCAACAGCTAAAAAGTAACGGAATAACAATGGAACAGTTGGAGTTATTTTCTCCACAAATAGCAAATGACTTAAAAGAAATAAACAAGGCAGGAGGGCAAGGTGATATTTCAATACCGACAGGAGATTATGCGGCTAGGGTTGCTGGTACGCCATTAGGCAATGCCTTACAACCGCATATGCGTGTCACGCAAGACAGCATGAGCGCAGTAGAAGCTGGTCAATTTGTAAAAGACAGAGAGAGTCTTAAGCAGGAAGCAGAGCAAATATTAAATAACCAAAAGAAACTAGATGCAGAATTTAGAAAAGAGGCTTCTGATGTAAAAGCAACTATAGCGGCTCAATTACAAGCAACTAACGTTAAATATACATCTAATCAAATTGCAACCCTATCTACTTTTGTAAGAGATTTTGTAATAACACAAGCTAATCAATTAGGGATAAAACCAAGTGAGTTCTTCAATAAATATTTCTACAATATAACTACACAAGATGAATATACTGGACAGGCAAGGCAGCAAGTATCACCAGAGCAGAAAGCATCAGATAATTTAATTTCAAAAAGAGAACAGTTACTCAAACAATTAAAAGATTTAGGACAACAGCCAGAATTACCGCCAGAAGATAAAAGATATGTAGAAATGTCAGATGAAGAAAAAACCTCTGTCTTTACGCCTGATGGATCTACTCCAAAAGACAATAAAAGGTTATCAAAGGAATATAGTAATTATTTACTTTGGGAGTCAGAATGGCAACGAATCAACGAAGAATTAGATGCACTTGACGCTCAAGTATCAGAAGATTATGGAACAGGGGATAATCGTGATGATCTTGTTGACGAAACAGCACCAGAGGGAGAAGTATACGAGCAAAAGAAAACGAAAACGCAACCCAAGGGCAAGCCAGTACCTGCCGCTATCGTTGAAATAGCAAAGTTAGTTAATACTTTTGACTTCGCAAAAAGTAAGCCTTTTGCAACTAATCGTGATTTTAAATTAGAAATACAGAAACGTGTACAAGATGCTGCGAAGGCAGCAAAGGTAGATCTGGCTGAGTATAGTGTCGAAACAGAAAAATATTTGGTACAAACATTACTGGCAGATGCACAATATGCATTAATAGAAAACCCAAACGCAATAGGTTGGTATAACGAAAAAGTTTCTAAAGCTAAAAGATTATTATCACTTATACATCCAGAATTAGCTACTGATGCAGCATCAAATTTTGCGTTTACTTGGGCATTAGCAACTACATCTAACGGTATAAAAGTAGATAAAAACTTTGAACTTGCTAATCAAGTATATAGTTATTGGAAAGAAAATGGCACATTCCCAACACCTTTTGGAACAGGGAAAGCTGGTAAGGCAATGACAAAAAGTTTTAAATTATTAAATGAATTAATTGAAAAAAATGGTCTAGAAGATGTTGAAAATTTTATGAAAACAACTCATACAGTAAAAGAAGTAGAAACATATACAGGATTAAAAATTACAGATTTTGGCAAAACAGAAATAGTGTATGGTGCTGCTGCTATCGGGCCAAAAATTGGTAATGGATTCTTTGCAAATCTATACGGTAATTATGAACAATTAACTTTAGATAGATGGGCTATGCGTACATGGGGTCGCATGACAGGGACATTGGTTACTGATTATAAAAAACAAGCAAAACTAAAACGTAATCAATTAAAACAGCTTATAAAAGCATTAACTAAAGAACAAAAAAAGGCATTTGAAGCAATATTAGGAAGAAAACTTACATTAGGTGATTTAGATGCAGTTGCTAAAGCAATAGAAAGAAAAACAACTTTACCTGCAAATCGTGTTGAGATGGCGGCTATATCTTTAATACAACCTGATAATAATTTGGCTGAAACAATAACAAATATTATGGGTAAACCTGTAAAAGGTATATCTAGGATAGGTATTGGAGATGAATTGCGTAAGGTCGGCAACTCATTAGCAGGGTACTTAGATGGTCAAAAAGAACAACCTAAAGGGCCACCAGAAAGAAGATTTATAGAGAAAGTTTTTAGTCAAGTATTGCCAATAATGCAACAGAATAGTCCAAGCTTGACAATGGCAGATTTGCAGGCTCTTGTTTGGTATCCAGAAAAGAAATTATATGACTCTGCAAAACTAAAAGAAGCAGAAGTGGAAACAGGTTACGAAGATAACTCAGCACCTGACTATGCCAATGCTGCCGCAGGTTTAGTTGCTACAATGGGTATATCAGAAGCTGACATACAAGCCACATTACAGGAGGTTGACAATGAGTTATCAGTACAGTCCGAGGAGCAATCAAGAGACACACAACGAGATGATGGAGAATCAACTACTGTACGAGGAGCTGATACTCAAGGAAGAATTGACGAAGAAACAGGACTCCCTCTCAACGCAGACGGAACCGTCACCGTCTTCCACCACACCGACAAGCAATCAGCAGACAGCATCCGAGAATCAGGTGAACTCAGAAGTGCTGGAGAACCTGATGTCTACGTTACCTCCAGAAATATCCCAGATACTGGCTATGGTGATACCGCAGTTGGGATCAGAGTCGAACCTTCTAGACTTAGTCTCGATGATGAATTCCCAAATGGACGGAGAGATTTCAGACTCTCAGTTGGAAAGCCTGGAGGCTCTCTTCAAGTAGAAGTAGTAGATTTTGCAAAAGAAAGTCAATTATTTTCACAGCAACAAGTTCCTGGGCAGCAATTATTCCATCAAAACGGTTCCGTAAGAATAGACTCACCAGCCTTTAAAAGGTTCTTTGGAGATTCAAAATTAGTTAAAGATGGTAGACCACAAGTTCTGTATCATGGCACAGCAGATAATATCAGTGAATTTAATTTAGACCATCCACATAGAAAAGATACTGGGTGGTTAGGTACAGGTGTTTATTTAACTGATAGTCCTGATCTAGCTAAATATTATGCAGATATAAAAGCACAGAAGAAGAAGCAAGGGCGTTTACCTGATGATGGTGTAAGGGCCACAATTTTACCTTTATATGCACGGCTAGAGAATCCGTATAGGGCAACGCTAAAAGAGAAAGATCAAATACGAACTGGGAAGATATCAGCAGATGGATTTAGAGAAAAATTAATAGCTGACGGTCATGACGGTGTAATCATGCCAATAGATAATAATAATAATGAAATAGTTGTCTTTGACACTAGAGCAGTTAAGTCAACATTTAATAGCGGTACATGGTCTAGAGAAACAGGAAACTTGTTGAGGCAGTCAGATTTATACGACCCAGATGATCCTTGGTGGAAACGCAAAGTAATTGATGCAGCGGAGTTTGTTGGTAAGGGTTTGTGGGCAGCGGAAATGAAAGTAACCGATACATACTATGATTTGCGTGAGAGAACGGATAATGCGCTTTCTCGTTTGCAGAATGAGTCCAAAGATAGAAAACTTGAGAGACAAGCGCAAGCAATAGAAAAATTTGAAGAAAGTGATTGGAAAGAGATACCAAAGGGTAAAAAGAGAAGGAGAACAATTCCAGTAGGCTGGACAGCGCAGGATGGTTCAGTCCATGTTGAGAGAACAGATCTAACTGCTTTACAACATTTAAGAAATCAGGAAGGAGTATTAAACAAAATACTGGCTGGATTTGTTCTAGCAACGGGGAACTTGCCTGATAGCTATGCGATAGAAGTTACTGAAATTGGGTATGGAGTCCAGATGGACGATGCAGACCTGAAGAAATTAGGTATTGAAAGAGTAGAGAACAGTCTTAAACACCTAAGTAAAAGGGAAAGACTTAGGCTTTTAAAGGAAAATTTTGACAGGGTTCGTGGAGAGTTGCCTGTTGGTCTGTACAGGATGTGGGGTAGCACAGAATCAAGACGTAAGTTATATCATAGATGGTTTAAAAATGACCCTAATGTTGTTTGGGTAGATGACTATACAGGGGAAAGGAAAACGTCAAGTGAGGCAGCCAAGGATCTAGATGGAATTACACCGCATTTATTAATTACAGATTGGACTAAAACTTATAAGCAACAAGTATTCGATGGCACTCTTGATCAAGATGGTGCAAAAGGATCAAGAGGGCAATTTGATCCAAGCACATTAACGACAATACTTACTAAAGACGCTGACATCTCTACGTTCTTCCATGAGACAGCACATTATATGTTGACTGTTATGGAAGAAATAGCAATATCTGGGCAAGCATCACAGCAACAGACAGATGATTTCCAGACATTGTTAAATTTCTTTGGCGTTAAAGATGTAGAGACATGGAGCAAATTATCACTAAATGAGAAGAGAAAACATCACGAAGCATTTGCTTATAATTATGAGATTTATTTATATGACGGAAAAGCTCCAAATACAAAATTACAAGAGCTTTTTGATCAATTCAGTGACTTTTTACGCAGTGTTTATCAATCAATAAGGGATGAATTAAACCAATTATATAGAGATGAAAATGGTGTAGATCTACCAATTTTAACTAATGAAGTTAAAAGTGTAATGGATCGAATGTTGGCTAGTAAAGAACAGATAGCACAAGCGGAAACGGTATACGGTATGAAGGCTATGTTCCAAACACAGGAACAAAGTGGAATGAATAATGCTGAATGGGCAGAATATACAGAAGCAAAAAGAGTAGCAGACAGTTTAGCAATAGCAGATTTGACGAAAGCAACTATGCGTCAAGTGAAATGGCTGTCAAATGCAAAGAGTAGGGTCTTAAAGAAATTACAGAAAGAAGCAGCAACAATTCGGAAGGAAGTTATAGAGGAGGAGACAGATAAGATCAAACAAGAAAAAGTGTATCGGTTGCAATCATATTTAAAACGTGGAGAAACTCTTAACGATAAAGGTGAAGTAGTAAAGGTTGAAGGTAATTATAAATTATCTATAGAGAGCGTTCGTAATCTTGTGCCGTTCCATGACATGAAGTCAGAGCTTAAGAAACTGGGGTCAGGCAAATATGGAATGGTTGCAAAAGAAGGTCAAGACGTACAACTCATTGCAGATATGTTTGGCTATAAAGATCCAGTAACAATGATTGATGCATTGGTAAATATAAGGCCAATGAAAGAAGTGCTTATGGAGCGTGTAGATCAACGTATGTTGAACGAGTATAGCGATATAAATGATGCAAGAAAGCAAGAATTACAAGTACTAGAAGCAGTACATAATGAAGCAAGAGCAAGGTTTATTTCTGTTGAACTTCGTGCCTTATCTAAATCTATGCAACCAGTGCGATATCAGGTCGCTGCTGCTAGACAAGTTGCGAGAGAAATATTAGCTGATAAAAAATTATCAGAAATAAGACCATCACAATTTAGTCGGAATGAAATTAAAGCTGTAAAAGCTGCGGAAGCAGCAATGAAAAAAGGTGATACATTAGCTGCAATTAAAGCTAAGAAATCACAGTTACTAAATAATCAATTAGCTAGAGAAGCTGTAAAGGTACATCAAGAATATGACAAGGCACAAAATTTATTTAAGAAGATATTTAAGACAGATAAAAAGATAGCAAAAACTAGAACTACGGATTTAGTAAATGCTGCTAGATCTATATTAGCTGCTTATCAAGTCGGGCCTGCTGTAGAGAATCCAGCGCAATATACAGAGAAGTTAAGAGCATATAATCCAGATCTGTTTGAACAATTAAAACCAATAATAGAAGAGTTAACTAGAGATGGCGGACAAGACATAAAAGAACTAACGCTTAAAAAATTCAGGACTGTACACGACATGATCCAGACATTGTGGCATCAGTCTAGGCAAGACAAATTAGCTGAAATTGATGGTAAGAAAATTGAGATAGACGCAATAGCAGACGAATTATTGGCAGCAATGTCAAGGATGAAGACTCCAGTTCAACCAGGGACTACAGAAGCACCTGGTAAAAAAGCACGAAGGGTTAGGGCATTACAACAAGGCAAGTCAATTCTAAGGCGTGTTGAACATTGGGCAGATGGTATGGACGGTGCTACTCAAACTGGTGAAGGTTTAATAGGCGGCATTGTTTTAAAACGTGATGAATTCGGAGCAGGCCCATTTACTAAATATATTTGGCGACCAGTAAAAGATGCATTAAATAAATACAGAGTTGAAAGAACTAATTACACTAAGCAATATTCACGAATGCTAAGTAGATTAGATATAGATAAGAAGCCAATTACATCAGACGAACTTGGATATACGTTTGGCAATGAAAGTGGTGGACAAGGCAAACTGGAATTGCTTGGTGCTATGTTGCATACAGGCAATGATAGTAACAAAAGAAAATTATTATTAGGTCGAAAAGGGTGGGCAGACATAAACGAGGATGGTTCAGTTAATACAAGCAGATGGGATGCATTTATAGATCGTATGAAAGGTGAAGGAATTTTAACTGAAAAGGATTATCAGTTTATGCAAGATGTTTGGGATTTGAATGAACGGATGAAACCTCTTTTGCAGCAAGCACATATGAAAGTCTTTGGATATTATTTTAAAGAAATAGAAGCGACACCTATAGTAAATAGATTCGGATCATTTAGAGGTGGTTATGTACCAGCGAAAACAGATCCATTTATGGTAACTGAGGCAAACTTAAAGCAACAATTAGAAGATCTAAGAGGTGAGTTCAGACAATCATTACCTAGTACTGGTCATGGATTTACAGAAGAACGGGTTGAATATAACAAACCATTATCACTAGATTTACGTCTAATGACTAAACATATTGATGATGCGTTGCGTTTTGCTTTTGTACAACCAGCAATAGAGGATGTATATAAGATCTTAAAAAATAGAAAATTTACAGACAGATTAGATCAATTAGATCCAACCGTTATGGACGATATGTTAATGCCTTGGCTTAACCGTTCTGCCCGTCAAATTACAGTGACAGCAGGTGGATCGACTGCGTGGAATTCATTCTGGTCAACCGTTCGAGCTAGAACTGGTATTAACATAATGTTTGCAAATATAAGAAACGCATTGCAACAGTTAACTGGATATTTCCCTGCAATGTTAAAAGTAGAACCTAAATATCTACAAGGAGGATTGGCTACATATTTGAAGAATCCTATGAAACAACAGCAAGAAATAGCTGAGATGTCACCATTCATGGCTGAACGGCAATCTAATCAAATATATGAAATACAAGATTCATTAAATGAATTAATAATCAATCCAAATAGATATGAACAAATTCAGCAATGGTCTAAAAAACATGGATACTTTATACAGCAAGCATTCCAAAATCAGGTTGATACTGTTGTATGGGCTGCTACTTACAACAAAGTATTAGCGGAAGCTCCTAAAGGTATGTCGGATTTGGATGTACAAAAGGAAGCTATACAGCAAGCAGATGCAAATGTACGTTTAACGCAAGATAGTTTACAGGCAGAAGATTTAGCAGCGTTCCAAGTAGGCTCACCGTTCTACAAAACTTTTGTGCAATTTACTGGTTACTTCAATATGCTGGCAAACTTAAATGCGACACAATATAAGAAGTTATTCAAAGATTTAGGTTGGCGTGGTAATAAAGGGCAATTTTTTATGACTTACCTATTAGGTTTTGCTATGCCTGCCTTTGTTGCGGATCTAATAGTTAGAGCAACAGGTGGTGATTTAGACGATGAAGACGAAGACGGATATTTAGATGATGTTGCAGGATGGTTCTTTGGTTCACAACTTAGATCTGCCGCTGCTTTAGTTCCAGGTGGAAGTGCCTTAATTGTTCCTATTAATGCATTGAACGATTTGCCATATGATGACCGCATAACAACAAGTCCAGCCGTTTCAACTTTAGAGGCAGGATCTGTAGGTACAGTAAAGGCTTTAATCAATATTGCTGACCCTGATAAAGAAGTAACGGGCAAAAACGTAAGGGATGTATTGACGTTCATATCCTTATGGACTGGTATTCCTATGACAGTGTTAGGACGACCAATAGGTTATCAAGTCGATGTAAATAGAGGAAAGGTAGATCCAACTGGTTTGCCTGACCACTTGCGTGGGCTAGTCACTGGTAAAGCTAGCCGCAGAAGCAGGGAGTAAAGGTGTGACCGTAATGTTGAGAATCAGTTGTAACCTTGATAAGATAGTGAAAAAGTCTAGTTAATGACTATAAATTCGACTACACGAAAGACGAACGCATTAGTTGGCAATGGGAACACTCATACATACCCTTTTGCATTTAAAGTTTTTAAGGATGAAGATGTCGTTGTAAAAAAATTAGAAGCTGCTACAAGTGCTGAGACTACACTTACTCTTGGCGTTAGCAATGACTATATAGTTACTCTTAGCGCAGATCAAAACAGTAATCCAGGTGGAAGTATAACTTTAAAGTCAGGTGGTAATAATCAAAATTTAGCTAGTGGATTTAGCATTGTTATTACGTCTGCTGTAGAACCATTACAAGGTACAGATTTAACAAACCAAGGAGGATTCTTCCCCGAAGTTATAAATGACGCATTAGATAAAGCAGTAGTATTGCATCAACAGCAACAAGAGAAGTTAGATAGGTCTATTAGCTTTTCATTGACCAATACAATTGGTAGCTTAGAAATTACAGAGAATGCCGCTAATCGTAAAAATAAAGTTTTAGGTTTTGATAATACAGGTGAGTTTGAGGTATTAAAAGAGTTAGGAACATATAGAGGAAACTGGGCTGCTAGTACTTCATATGTTGTAAGAGATCTTGTAAAAGATACGTCAACAAATAATATCTTCTTTTGCAATACAGCACATACATCTTCTGGCGCACAACCATTAACAACCAATACCCATTCCGCTAACTGGGATCTAATAGTAGACGCAGCAACAGCCACAACGTCTGCGACTAATGCAGCGTCATCAGCTACAGCGGCAGCTACTTCTGCAACGGCAGCGGCTACTTCTGCAACAGCGGCAGCCACATCGGCAACGAGTGCAGCCAGTTCAGCTACTACAGCTACAACTAAAGCGACAGCGGCAGACACAGCTAAGACAGCAGCAGAGACAGCTAAGACGGCTGCGGAAACCGCAAAAACAGCAGCGGAAACCGCACTAGATTCTTTTGACGATAGATATTTAGGTGTTAAATCTTCTAACCCTACTCTTGATAATGACGGCAATGCACTTCTAGACGGAGCCTTATATTTCAATACAAGTTCTAATATTATGAGGGTCTATGACCTTGGTAATACTACTTGGTTAGATTTAAATATTACTGGATCAAACCTGACTAATGTTAATACAGTTGCAGGGGCGATAACGAATGTAAATAATGTCGGTGGATCTATAGCAAACGTCAATACCGTAGCAACTAACATCAGTAACGTTAATACCGTTGCAGGAGATATTGCAAAGGTAGTCAAGGTAGCTGATGACTTAAACGAAACAGTTTCTGAAATAGAAACAGCAGCAGCAGATTTACAAGAGACAACTTCTGAAATAGATACCGTTGCTAATGCAATTACGAACGTAGACAACGTAGGTAATAACATTGCCAACGTAAATACAGTTGCTGGTATTTCGAGTAATGTCACCTCTGTGGCAGGTAATGCAACGAATGTAAACACTGTTGCTGGCTCAATTACAAACGTCAACAACGTAGGCGGCAGTATTGCGAACGTTAATACTTGTGCTGCTGGATTAAGCGGTATTAACTCTTTTGCAGAAAGATATAGAGTAGGAGCCAACAATCCAACCACTAGTCTCACTGATGGTGATTTATTCTTTAATACTTCCTTAGCTAAATTACTTGTATATAACGCAACGGCTGGTGCATGGGAAGAAACACAGTCTATCGGTAACTTCTTTATCAATACAATATCTAGCTTTAGCGGCACTGGTGGTAATAGCGCAACGTTTGATAATGCTGCCTATAAGTTCACGTTAAGCAATGCAGGACAGTTTGCCCAACAAATGCTGGTCAGTATTAATGGTGTGGTCCAAAAACCAAATTCGGGTTCGGGTCAACCATCAGAAGGCTTTGCTTTAGATGGTGCAAACATTATATTTGCTGCCCCACCTCCATCTGGATCTGATTATTTCATCGTCACTATTGGTGCTGCTGTAAGTATTGGTACTCCAACTGATGAGACTATAACTCTCGCAAAATTTGTGCATGGTACTAGCGGTAATAATGGGAAATATCTAAGAAGTAATAACGGAGCTGATCCGAGTTGGGAAACTGTAGATTTATCTTCTAAATTTGATAAAACTGGAGACACAATTACAGGCGATTGCACTATTGCCTCTGGCGTAACTAACAAGAATATTGATATTGATGTAAACAATGCAAGTACACTTATTCGATTTGATGATGACTTAAGAGCTACTTTTGGAGATGCTGACGATCTTCAAGTGCTACATGATGGCACATCGAACCAGATCAAAAGTATTGGTGGCAAGATAACTGTTTCAACGACTGCCAATAATGATGATATAGAAATCACTCCACATGGTACTGGTGATGTAGTAATAGATGGACTTAAATACCCTCAATCCGATGGCTCGTCAGGACAAGCTATAACTACGGATGGATCGGGTCAGTTAAGTTGGGGCAATGTTTCTAGTACAACAGCAGATGGTTGCTTATATGAAAACTCTCAGTCGATCACTAATAATTACACGATAACTTCAGGGAAAGGGGCGCATGCTGTTGGCCCTCTGGCAATTTCTGCTACCCTAACTATTAACGGGGTTCTGGTTATCAGCTAAAATAAAACTATGGCACTCACGTTAAACGGATCGAATAACACAATCGCTGGGTTAGCAGTAGGCGGCTTACCTGATGGAATAGTAGATGCAGATACGCTTGCATCAAATTCAGTTACAGCAGTAAAAATACTTGATGGTGCGGTGACTGGAGTAAAAAATGGATCAGGTAATATTCTTCAAGTAAAATACACAAATTCACTTCTAGCAACCTCATTTAGCTCTGCAACTTGGACAGACGTTTTAAATCTAACATTTACACCTCTTAAAAGTGATTCAATTTTAATAGCTAATATCTCTGTTAGATTCTGGGAAGGTGGTAGAACTGGAGCCGAATTTAGACACAGAATACGAGATAAAACTAACAGTACAAATATTTTAAGCAGTTCTGGTGCGCAGTATGGACATATACTTGGTGCAGGTAGCAACGCTGCAACGAACGTCATAAATGATAAGGCAATACAATATTCAGGTACAGTTTCAAATGGTACAACTGAAAGAACATACTCTTTTCAGATGTATGAAGAATCTGGTGGTAATTCAAATCTAAGTGTTGGAACAAATAGTTACGGTTCAACCTTTTCAATTATGGAGATAGCCGCATGATTTTAGATATAACAACAACAAGAGGTTATGCCATAAAAACATTATGTCCTAATGCTACGTGGTCTATGGATAGCAATAATGTTATTACATGGATAGACATGAATGGAGATACAAAGCCTTCTGATTCTGCAATAGATGCAAAAGCAGCAGAACTAAAAACAGCTTATGATAATAAAAAATATCAAAGAGATAGAGCAGCCGAATACCCTTCTATTGCTGACCAGTTGGATGACATCTACCATAATGGTATTGATGCTTGGAAGGCCACCATCAAAACCACTAAAGATAAGTATCCTAAAAGCTAATGGGAAGTATTAAATTACCGCATAGCGGTGGAAATTCGGTCAGTATCGCAGCTCCAGAAGCTAACCCTGGGTCTGATCGAACTTTATATTTACCAAGTGACGCTGATGGTACTATTGCTAGGACATCAGATCGTGTTTTACAAAAAATATCTACTACAACTATTTCATCTTCTGTAGCACAAATTGATTTATCTATTGATACAACAACCTATAAATCAGTATGGATATTTGTAGAAGGTTTACAAACTGATGCTGATTGTAATATATATGCTCGATTTGCTGTTGCTGGGACATATAACACAGCCGCAAACTATTCAAGTATGACTGTTAAAAAATATGCTGGTGGCTTTGATAACGGTACCTATGGAGGAGGTGGTCAAACTTATGCATATTTGACTAACAATTTAGGTGGTGACACAAATGAAACTTGGTCAGCACAGATGAGAATGAATTTAGGTTCTGAAGTTGGTTATCCATTAATGTCTATTGAAACAGGATACAAAGATAATTCTGGTGGTTTAGCTGGAAACTTTGGTTCAATTTTTTATGAAAATTGGAGCATTATTAACGGCATAAGATTATATCCTTCGACAGGTAATATTGATACAGGTAAAATTACATTATACGGAATTACCTAAAATGAAAAAATACGTTAACGGTATTCTTGCAGATATGACGGATGCCGAAATAAAAGAATTAAATGATATAAGAGCTGTAGGAGCTGCTCATGAAAAAAAAGTAGATGAAGCTAGAGCTATAACAGAAGCAAACAAAACATCAGGTAAAGCTAAATTAAAATCATTAGGGTTATCTGATGATGAAATCAATGCATTAGTAGGAGGCAACCCATGAGCCAATTAAAAGTCAACAGCATATCTGATTCCGCAGGAGCTAATGGAAATGCCATTACGCTTGCATCCGATGGAACATGTACGGCAAAGGCTACTAATAATTTAGGCCACAAAAATTTGATAATTAATGGGGCGTGTAACGTGGCCCAATATGGAACCTCACAGACATCAGTAGACGGAATACAAGGTTATACAACTGTAGATCGATTTAAAATAGGATGGGGTGGTGCAAATAATATAATAGAAACTCATCAAGAAACTTTAACTTCTAGTGATACTGGGCCTTGGGAAAAAGGTTTTAGAAACGCTTATAAATTAGTTAATGGGGCTCAATCTGGTGCAGATGCTGGAGATGAAGCACATATTTCATATCGACTAGAAGCACAAGACATGGCTAATTCTGGTTGGAATTACACGTCAAGTTCTAGTTATATCACTTTATCTTTTTGGGTAAAATCTAGTGTCGCTCAAGAGTTTCATGGCTTTTTGCTTACAGCCGATGGAACACAACAATTATATTCATTTAGTTTAGGTAATTTGTCAGCTAATACTTGGACAAAAGTAACCAAGACAATCCCTGGAAATAGTAATTTACAGTTTGATAATAATAATGCAGAGGGTTTACTTATAAGAATTGCACTTTTCAGAGGTACGGATAAAACAGGAACAATAACTCAAAATCAATGGGCAGCTTTTAATAGCAGCATTAGATACCCAAATTACACATCTACATGGTGGACGACTAATGACGCAACATTTGCAATTACAGGTGTTCAGTTAACAGTTACGGATTATTGTCCTGACTATCCTCATATTTCGTATGGTGAAGAATTAGCTAGGTGTCAGAGATATTTCTTTGCTATTATCGGTAATAATACAGACTACGCAGGGATAAATGGGTATGCAAATAGTGACAGTGAAATCAGATTTAATGTTCAATTCCCAGTTCCTATGAGAGCAACGCCTACTTGGGACGGGAGTGCTACGGCTTGCTATCTTGACACTGCTAATGACAGTGATACAGCTAATATTAATGACTACTCTATTATAAGATCTAGTCCAACTACTTGTCCTACTAGCTTTACAGTAAAGAAATCTCCTGGTAGTGCAACAGCAGGGCAAGGTGGTCAGTTTGAATTCAGAGCTGACAATGGTTACATCCACGTTTCAGCGGAGTTTTAATTATGGCAACTAGATACAAACTTTATCCAAACGAATCTAATGGTAGAGAAGTGCCAGCAATTCAAAGAATATTAGATAATGGGAGGATTAGTTCAATCCCGACTGACCCAGCAAACACAGATTATGCTGAGTACCTAGAATGGGTAGCAGCAGGTAACACAGCGGAGGCAGCTGACTAATGGGATTAACTAAAGTTGAATTAAAAGGTCTTGATGATGGAACTGATGGACAAATCATTACCTATGACGCATCAGGTAATCCAGTTGCAGTAGGGCCAGGTACAGATGGTCAGGTCTTAACATCTACTGGTGCTGGCTCACCTCCAGCTTTTGAAGCAATACCAGCGGCGGCTGTAACTGCTATAAACAATGCTACACAAAATGAATTAGTAACAGTAGGTGCTACAACAACTGAATTAGACGCTGAAGCAAATCTACATTTTGATGGAACTGCTTTAAGAATAGGTCCATCTACCAAAGGTTCACATACAACAGTAAACGATATATTTTTAGGTGGTGCTGCTCACATGTATGCAGAAACTACCGCAGGTGCTGGTAACAGTTTTTCAGTCAGTCAGAATGCTCATGTAGCTTCAGACGGAGGTTGGAAATATGTAGTTACTGATGAAGCATCTAATATTTATCAATATGCAGGAAGAATAGGATTTAGAACGGCAGTCTCTGGTTCAGCAGATAGTGCTATATCATGGACAGAGCCAGCGACAGTATGGCCTCACGGTATAACCTTTAACGGCGATACAGCAGCGGCGAATGCTCTGGACGATTATGAAGAAGGGTCATTTAATCTAACTGTTACTCCAGGTGGTGGGTCTTATACTTATGGATACGGAAACTCTGGATATTATGTAAAAATAGGAACGCTAGTTCATATTCAGGTTTGGGTGCATTTAAGTCCTAATAGCGTAAGTGGTGGCATTACCCTTGGTGGATTACCTTTTACTGTTCTGAATCAAAGCAGAAGACAAAGAGTACATGTTACTGGTTATGGTTGGGCGAGTATTAGTAATAGTTCTATAATTATGGCAAGATTGAGTCCAAATGGAACAACAGCAGATATGCATTGGACAAATAATGGTTATAGTGGCACAACTGCTGTAACAGCAGGAAACCTTGGTCAATCTGCTGAGATTTATATAAATGCTGCTTACATAACTGAGTAGTTAGACCGTTAGCACGTCTATAAACTAAGCCATAAACCTGTTTTAATCGGAGATTAATCCTAATGGCTATTACAAAAGAACTAGTCAACGATAAGATTGAAATCGTCAATAAATGGAACATACAGGTAAGAACTGCAACCGTTATTAAAGAAGATGGTACAGAACTTACCCGTTCATTCCATAGAAAAGTATTAACACCAGGAACACTTGATGCAAGTGATAACCTAGTGGCTACTGATATATCTGGAGAGGATGCAGATGTTCAGGCTATATGTAACGCTGCGTGGACGGATCAAGTAAAGACTGACTACACTGCTTTCTTAGTAGCTAACAAACCTCCTACCTAATTTGGCTTGAGGTATAAGTTCTAGTCATCATAGATAGAGTGATGTAAAGAGGGGCTAATGCACAGAGAGAACAGAAAGTTATAATGGTGACAGGTACTAATGCTCTAGCAAAGGCTTCTCTCATGGCTCAAAAGATCTTAAATATTATTAGTGTACTTTCTTTTACACTTGTGACCATCCTTACAGCAGGAACTACCTTCTCGTATTTCTGGCTCACGAATGAAAAGAACCAAGAGAAATTAAAGCAACAGCTAGTCGAACAAGTTACTAAATCAATTAAGCTGCCAAGTCTTTCTAGTCCAGCACTACCAACAGCGCAGCCTCCTAAAGGTTTAAGTATTCCTAAGTTCTAATGGGATTATTAGATGCAATAGGATCACTCTTTGTTTATAGAAGTCCTGAGCCTCAAGATGGATTTGAAAGATTTTACAGAATGAAGCTAAGGTCAATGACGAATTACGAACTACGAAAACTCCTTGGTACAACTGTTCACTACAATAAAACCATGCTTGTAAATATGATCATCGATGCAGGAGATTTCTAAAAATGGAACTTGAAATGGGTAAAGCGTGGGCTGACGAGCAACATCAGCGCATGTTAAGAATGGAATCCTTGTACGTTTTGGACGGCAGGCATCATAGTGACCACGAATTTCATGGCCTCTATACTGGATTAGCTGATAAAGCAGAAGAACTTGAAGCTGAACTCAACGAAGCTATCTGCGACATTTGATTGTCAGTGTTCTCATTGCAAAGAGATAAGGGAGCAACAATTCAGACATGGAAAATGGCTCAAGAATACCCAAGATAGGAATACAGCCAGTTACTCCTCCTGTTATTCGGGTGTGGCAAATACAGCCACCTCAGTCTTTAAACATTCCAGCTCCAGTCACAGTTAACTTAGGTTTCCCTGTAATTGATATGCCTGGGTGTGTTGAAGCAAGGAAAAATTCGAGCGAGAATAGTGCATTACTAACTAACGATCCAAAAGGAAATGTTGTCTTATGCCAAGCGGAGTATCCAAGCTACAACGCAATGGATTACACACCAGAGGAACTTATATATCCACCAAAGGGAAATGAACAAAGATACCCGCAACCAGAAATCCCAGC